CTTGAAGCTTGGGGCTCTGCAACCCGCCCACGCGTTGAGTTAGCGGTAGAGTCCTCCCGAGCTTGAAGCTTGTGGCCCGGACCAGGTGAACGCTCGCTTGAAGCCGTCGCTTGCTGCTTGCTAATTACCTGATCCGATTTATTACGTAGCTTTCGTAATTCTTTATAATACTTTGGATGTCGAAACATTTCAATGTTTTCCGTATTTAATTGTTTTTACTTCAGGATCCCAGCACGCTCGACAGTCCCTGCATTCGTTGTCTTGTTGAGCTGCGGGACAGCTGGCTCCTGATGTCACCACCTCCGAAGAGTTAGGCCACGACTCAGGCGCCCGCTGGTCAACCATCGGGGCGCTAAATCGTATGACTAAATTGTCTGGCTTGTCTGTCAGGTGATCCTTGATCCATGCTTCTCGAGTTGGCAGCCAGTGTCTTTTGCTCGGCGTGAGCTCACAAACTTTGTAAATCTTTTGAAGGTGTTCCAGGTCCTGCACGTCTCCTGAGTCATGCCATCTGAATACATCCGGCTTTTTTGAATTTATTAAATGCGCCATTGCATCGACCCAGCTCGGGTCCTTGATGGCTGCCAGTCTTCTGTATTGTGCATCCTGGACCACTTTAAAGCTTGCCGCCAGTCTTGCATTCCTTGGCAGGTAAACCTATCGACCAGCCCGGCATCTTTGACGGTTTGCTCAGGCTGCCACCTATAATCTGTAATGCTGTTTTAGTATCCATCTTTCTAAATCCTTTATAATCCTTTATTCTTTATTGTCAAGCTTGACGCCTGACGCTTGCCGCTTGCTGCTTGTAGCTTGGCGGCCCATCCCTACAACCAAGGCTGGCAGATGGGCCAGCAGCACTACTATACCTTGACCAGTGAGCAGAGGTAATTCCACTACGGGTTCTTCCATTACATTGGTCACTGATCCCAGGTCCATGTGTAAACTACCCTTGCGGGCGTCAACTAGCTTTGTTGACTGCGTTCTATTCGAACCACATAGACCAGGGATCAGCAGGGTGATTGTGGACTGTTCCGCTACCGTCAGTTTGAGCGAGTCTCAGAGATCCCCGGTATACCAGCTACCCACACAGTGCCCTACACTATTTCCCAATCAGAAAATTTGCAACTTAACTGATCCCTGGTCTAATGATTTCAAACCTAGTTATAGGGCCATTAGACCAGGGATCAGTTCTAGTCGTAGAAACGTGGGAGAGATAATCCCAAACCACAACCAGAAGTTGTCCCAGAACCAGAAGCCTAGAGGTACATTTAAACCCAGAGGCTTAGAGTTCTAAATCCAATATAATACTTGACAATCCTATTGTCAAGTGATAATTTAAAAATAATTAAATAAACAAGAAAGAGGTATAAATGACTACAAAAAAGATAACACTTAACTCTGACAAGAGGAAAGTTATTGCAGATCAATTTCAATCTTTTTACGAAGATAAGGTAAAAGATAAATTGGTTCAAGCAAAAGAGCAATATGATCTTATGCGTGAGAAAGCAAAAGAGATGATTGACAAAGTTGTAAGGTATCATCAACCACAGGTTGATGTTGATACAATAAGATCAATGATAAAAAAATACAATGGTGCAGGTGGCGAATTGTATCAAGATAATTGTTTCTATGTTGAAAGACCAATTAAAAAAGTTGATGACGAGGGTAGAGAGTATGACGCAAAAGATGAAGTTCATGTAAGATTTAACATGGGTAGAAACTTTGCAAGAGCATATTATCGTGACGAGATGAAAGCAAAAGGTCTTAACCCAGATTATCATTTAACAATTATGGACGACTACTCCAAAAGAAATCCAAAATATTATGCAGATGAAAGTGCTGTAAATAAATTTTTGGGTTTTAGTACATCTTCAAATGATGACAAGTCTATAATCACTCCTGCCTCCAAATGGGAAAATGATTTTAAACTTTGGACAATCGGTAGTTCTTTTTGTCGCTCAAGACAATTTAAAGTTGATGAAAATACATTAAATTTTTTCAAGATGTATGTTGCTAGTGCAGACGAGGTTATTAAACAACATCAACAAATATATAGTTATGTTGAGGGCAAAATGCAAAAAGTAAGATTAGGTTTAAAATCTTATAGAACTTTTGACCATGCAAAACAATTAGCAGATAAAGTTGGAGTTGTTTTAAATGAAACAATGTTAAATGAAAGTTCAAGTCTTGCTCTTTCAATTTACTCACCAGATAATCTTGCAAGTTTATTAGAAGATAAGGTTGAACCAACAAAAGCAGAGAAAATCGCAATAGCAAAAAAACTATTACAACAATCAGTAAATAGTTTAAATTAACTATTGACAATTAAGGGACTATCCTATAGGGTAGTCCCATAACAAGAAAGAGATAAACATGACTAAAACATTTTACATAACTTATTGGGCTAACAAGCACAAAAAACACATAACAAGAAGAGGAAAGCACGACGAAAAAAGCAGATATGGAACATCAAAACAAGGTGTCCCTTACTATGTTTATTATGATCTAGACGCACATGGATATAGAACTGCTAACACTGCGTGGAAAGTTAGGCACTAATATAGACGGCTCCTTAATCATATGAATACCCCTGGCCCATGAGGTCATATACCCAGAAGAGATTGGGCCAGGGGTCCCGAACCAAATCCAAAAATCCAAACTTTTTTTGACCCTATCCCCCCTTTTTGCAAAAAGGGGTCCCACTACTATAGGTTGTATTGCATAATTTAGACATTCATGTATACTGAAAACATATTGGTACCATGGACTTGAATCAGGTTGACATAAGTAAATTACCTGCAGATGTGCGAAAGACTTTTAAAAAACTTCAAGTCATGCATGCAGAAAAAAAGATACAGAATAAAGCTAAAAATGACTTTCTGTCTTTTGTTAAATGTGTATGGCCTGATTTTGTAGAGGGGTCCCACCACAGACACATCGCAGATAAATTTAATAAATTAGCGTCGGGTGAAATAAACCGTCTGATCATCAATATGCCTCCGAGACATACCAAATCAGAATTTGCATCTTACTTGCTACCAGCATGGATGGTGGGCCGAGATCCAAAGCTCAAGATCATACAAGCAACGCACACGGCAGAACTCGCAATCAGATTCGGTCGTAAAGCCAAGAACCTAATCGATCGAGAGGATTATTCAAAAATTTTTAAAACAAGATTACAGGAAGATTCCAAAGCAGCAGGACGTTGGGAGACAGAACAGGGCGGTGAGTATTTCGCAGCTGGTGTTGGTGGTGCGATCACGGGACGTGGTGCAGATCTATTAATCATTGATGACCCGCATTCGGAACAGGACGCTTTGAGTCCCACAGCATTAGAGTCAGCGTACGAATGGTATACATCAGGTCCAAGACAACGTCTACAGCCAGGAGGCAAGATAGTAATGGTCATGACTAGATGGAGCACTAAAGATCTGACAGGTAAACTAATACAGAACCAGAAAGAACCAAAAGCTGATCAATGGCACGTGGTCGAATTTCCAGCGATCATGGATCATGGATCAAAGAACGCTAAACCTGTGTGGCCTGAATATTGGAAATTAGATGAATTAGAGAAGGTTCAAGCAACACTGCCCACGGGCAAATGGAACGCGCAGTGGATGCAGAATCCAACAGCTGAAGAGGGTGCAATATTAAAACGTGAGTGGTGGATGAAATATACTGATGAGGATATACCACAACTACAACACGTCATACAATCTTATGACACAGCATTTTTAAAAAAAGAGACAGCAGATTACTCTGCTATTACTACATGGGGAATATTTTATCCAAACGAGGACAGTCCACCCTGTTTAATATTATTAGATGCAGTAAAAGGTAGATACGAGTTTCCAGAGCTTCGAAGATTGGCTCTTGAACAATACGAGTATTGGAAACCTGAAACGGTTATAATCGAGGCCAAAGCATCAGGTTTACCGTTAACGTACGAGCTTAGACAGATGGATATACCGGTAGTAAATTTTAGTCCATCAAAAGGAAATGACAAGCACGCTCGTGTAAATGCTGTTGCACCTTTATTTGAATCTGGTATGATATACGCGCCTGAGCAGAAATTCGCAGACGACGTCATCGAGGAGTGTGCGGCTTTTCCTTATGGTGATCATGACGACCTTGTGGACTCAACAACACAGGCAATCATGCGATTCAGACAGGGCGGTCTGATCGGACACCCTGAAGATTATATCGACGAAAAGGTCGAGCAACGTAAAAGGAATTATTATTAATGAAGGCAATTCTACAATGGGTATTAAGAACAATGATGAAGGATCAAACCGGAATCGTTCGGACAATGCCTAAAAAAGATTTAGTTGATTTTAACGTGGCAATGACAGTTGAAAGATTATTGCGTAATGGTATTGATCCAAATTCATTAAAAAATGCTAACCAAGTAGAAAATGCTATCAATCAAATAGAAGCACCAAAAAACGTGCAACAAGGAATCAAATCTACACAAACTGCAAAAGTGTTTGATATGGAAGGTAAAGAGATAAAAAATCCTAAAAATATTATGGGTGGTAAAGAAATACCAGATGATGATCTACCACCGCCAGGCAGCCGTGGTGGTCCCGAGGATATCGCAGCTCCGGTGCAATCAGCAGAAGAGACTATAAAAAATATGATAGAGGCAGAGAACAAAAAGAATATTGCTAAAATAAAAAATAGAAAAATCATTAAAGAGGCAATCGATAATGTATCACCAGGATTTGTCAAAGGAGATAGAAAATATAATGCACAACTTGTTGCAGAGGATTTAGCACAAAAAAAATTCAATAAAGAGTTTTATGATCTAGATCAAAAACAACAGATAGATCTTTACGGTGAAGCACTTGATGGATTAGACGACTTAGATAAATTTGCACAAGGAGGACGTGCAGGGTTTAAAGCAGGACTTGGTAAAAGATTTTTAGATTTATTAAAAGGTAAACCTAAATTAAAATTTGACGAGAGAAGATTTAGAGAAGGTCCGATCGATTTAAAATTTTTAGAAAACATTGACAAGAAAGATCTTGAAAAATTTATTAAAACTAGAGATACAAAAGGTCCTGGTAGTTATGGTATGTATGATGACTTTGCAGACATGCCTGCAGGACTAAGAGCAGCAGAGTTAATTAAAACAATTAAAACAAAAGATGGTGCAATAAATTACAAAGCTGCAGAATTATTTTTAGGTAAAAAATTAAAAGGTGACGAGAGTGTGGATGAACTTATTCAAATGTTAAATAGAAAAGAGATGCGAGCACAAGGTGGACGTGCGGGGTTTGATAATGGTGGTTTATTAAGTATGCTTGATATTAAAGCTTCAGGATCCAAGTCTGGTAAACAACAAATAAAAGGTGCACCAGAAGGTATCACTGCTGATAGTGAATCAGTTAACGCTATTATAAAAGCAGACATACCTATCTCTCAAAAAATAAATCTTCTTGCAGATTTACAATATGGTAAAGGTCGAACAAGAATTGAAAAAGATGATCAAGAAATATTTTTAGATGAGGGTGGATTTAAAAATAGAAATATAGGTGTAGAGTTTAACAGAGGTGGTGAAGGTTTAGGTAGTAGGATTATGTATAATTTAGAATCAGGTGATCCTACATTAAATATCACATATAAGAAAAAATTTAATCAAGGCGGCATAGCACGTCTTGGTTTTAAAGATGGCATGACTAGAAGAACATTCTTAAAAATTTTAGGTGGTGCTATGTCTATACCGATTATTGGTAAATTTTTAAAACCAATGAAAGTTGGTAAAACAATAACTAAAGTTCCAATGATCAAAACAGACGATGTCGCTGGTAAACCAGAATGGTTTGATGCGCTAGTTAATAAAGTTATTATCGAAGGTGATGATGTTACTAAAAGATTCGCAACAGGTGAGAGACAAACTATTCACCAGAAAACACTAGACGATGGTTCAGTGGTCCGAGTCACAGAGGACGTGGATCAAGGTGCTGTAAGAGTTGAGTATGATAGTGATGCAAATGTTTTTGAAGACACCGTGCAAATGGAATATAAAAAACCATTACCGGATGAGGGTGATCCAAGACCAAGAGCAGAGTTTACCACGGCAGAGTCGGGTCCGGTTGGTAGACAGGTTTCTCCAGATGATTATGATATAGATGTAGATGAGATTAGTGGAACAAGTATAAGAGATCTTGATTCTGATGTATCGAAACTAAAAGAATATGCGACAGGTAAAAAATTAACGATGAAAGAAATCGTAGAATCTAAAAAAAGAAAAGATAAAGCTTTACGAATAACAACAGATCCTGAAGCTCAGTCAGATGCGGTGATTGCAAGACAGGGTGAAGCACTTGACTACGATGACTATGCATCAGGCGGTATTGCTAGAATGTTAGGAGAGTAATGGCCATTATTAAAACAATAGGTAAACTATCTCCTGTAGCCTATAAGCAGATGATAGATCATCTGACTAGAAAAAAAATTAGAAATCCATTTATCAAAGCAGAAGATATTGTCGTAAATAAAAAACCTGAAATTGAAAACATGGAGGCGATCAACAGATTTGTAAGAGACAATCCAAGAACAGAAAAAGCAGGTGGTGGTATGTTGGTGCAACCAGGTTTTGGTGGCACGAGGCAGGGGTATGCTAATGGACCTCCAGGTAAATTAAAAATTCAAAAACCAAAGATGACTTTAGAAAAACAAAAAGCATCTGCTTCTCCATTAAGGGAAGATTATTTAGGACAACTAGCAGATAAACGTAAAGTTAGAACATCTACTTTAAATGATGCGTTTGAAGTTAGAAATGTTATTATTAAAAATAAGGGACATGTTTCTAATATGGAGGAGTTGGCTAAAAAAGCAGGTATTTTTGTTGAAGGTAAATCAAAAAAAGTTGATCCTAGAAAAGCAAAATTAGCTTTGGATTTAGCATTGGATAGTTTTCCAGAATTAAAAGGTTTTCAACTAGCTGTTAATAAATATCCTGATATCGATAAAACAGGAAGAAAATTTAGACAATTAGATATGATAGCCAAAAGTTTTGCAAATTATAAAAATACAAAAAATCCTACAGAAGCAGCTGCTCACTTACTTCCTGATAACATGGCCATGATCTATGAATATGATGTTACAAAAAAAGAAACATTAGGAAAAGGTCTTTTTGATGTGGGGGAAAGAAATATAAATAAAAACGATAAAAAATTTTTAATAGATAGAATATCTATTCTAACCGGTCAAAATTTTAACGTAGATCAACTTAATCAATTAATAACAGAAACACAAAACGTAAGAAGAAGTGAGGGTCGAATAAAAGGTCAATTAAAAAGAAATGCTAAAATGAATGAACAAATTAAAACTTTGTATGATGATAAAATTATACAAAATTTAATTAAAGGTGATTTAAATGCAGAGAACAAAAAGAAAATTTTAGATAGGGCGGTTAAATTAACTAATGATGATGTGGCTGTTGCCAGTAGACGATTGTTTCAAATGGCACAAGCAATATCTGGAACTAGAACAATTAATGGAATTACAGAAGATCAAGATTTAGGAAGAAAGATAATAGACACACAGAGACTCATTGGTAAAGTGGGAAATGGTTATGCTTTTTCAAGTTTAGTTTATGATCATTATGGTAAAGTTATTGACAAAGCTTTAAACTCTCCAAAAGGAAAATCTTTCATAGGATACTATCAAAACGAAATTAGAAATGCGCTCGATAATGGTTTAGTTCCCGATGAGATATTTAGTGTTACAGCTTCTGCTAGAAGAGGAATGTCCCCTTATGCAATATTTACACAAGCTTTAAATGAAGATGTTAACTCTAGAATAAAAGGAGCAAAATTAGATAGTAAATTAAGCACAACACACAGACAATTACAAGAGATTTTTAAAGGAAGAACGTACGATAAATTAAATACAACAGAAAAAAAGAAAGTGAACGATCTTGTTACTATTTTTGAAAATGCAAAAAAAGATGTTCTTAAAGATTTAAAACCCGAAGTAAGAAATAATATTCAACTGGCCTCATTTGATTTAAAAAATCCACCAAAAAAAGCAATAGCAAACTATGCCTCTTTTGATGATAATTTAAAAAAAGCATTTGATACTTCTTATAAAAACGTTGGTTATAGCATGAGCGTTCCAAAAGAATTTTTAACTCAAAAACAATTATTAGGTAGATTACAGCCTCCCGGAAGTGGAGCTGTAACATTAGGTGCTTTGGATGTGCCTTCAATGTTTAAAAGATTAAGTCCAGCTACTAGAAAATTAGTTGGTGGTTTTGGTGGTTTCATAGCGCCAGA